TTCTTATAATCAGAGTATCCCCAACCGAGTGGCCTTTGGGCAGGGCCAGGTTTACCCACGCTCTTCCCTACCCCATTAACATGGGGCAAGGCCCATTGGCCCATCGTGGAGTCAGGGAACTCGCGGTAAATATAAATACTCCCGTCCCGCATAACTCCCGCCCAAATGCAGACCCACGGTTTTGAGCCGCCAGGATCAGCAACGAAGTAGCGGGTGACAGGTATCGAATCATCCTGAATAAAGGGAATCTTCTCATGCGGGATTACATTTACTTCCCTGTTGAATTTTGGGAACCTGCCTTCCACTGCTTTGCTCGGAATGCCGTATAATCGGGCAAGCTTGACCTCTAAGGGTTGCTTAGAATAGGTGCGGACTAATTCCTTACCGTCAATGAACGGACTATCCTCAGACCAAAAGTAATGAATGCGGCAATCAGGCCAATTGGCGGAGACCTGTTCAATAGGTAAATCCCGTCCAAGAAGTTCACTGTATCTCTTTTCCACGGTCTCCGCGCCCTTGAGTAAGGTATTGATCAATGGTGTCCAACCCTGCAAAGTTGTGAAGGTTAGGAGCAAACGACCATGAAAATCAACCGTCCGACCAAGCAAGGTATTGAATATTGCTTCGGGAACTTCCTCATCAAGATGAATACAATGTGCGGACCAACCCTCGAATATCTGCGGGTCTGCCATGTATTGGCGGTAATTATTAAAGTAAATTGTTGATCCCCGTTCCGCACCGGGTTGAGTGGGTGGCAATATCGCTTTGGCAGAGTTAAATCCGTTCTTCTGAGAATATTGCAAGGAATGGGTCTCACTCTTCTTCTTGGTTCGCTTGTATCGCATGGGAAGATTCTGATACACCGTCTTTTGCGCATCCTGAATGCTCCGCTCCTCAGTGACATGCATACTGCGAATCTCAGCTTCAGGAATCTGCTGTGCTAAGTGTACGACCATGCGTGATGCGAACATTGTTTTCGAACTCCGGTTCCCACCGAGAATTACATGAATCTTATCCTTATCCCACCTGTTCATCACCCTTCGCCAACCCGGTAATGTCCACCCCCACTTGATCGGATCTTCCTTCTCGCTGTTGGGTTGATCAACCATTAAGCGGCTCAGAATCTCCGCCCGTTCCTGCGGTAGTGCGTCAATCTCTCCCTCACTTAACGCACAGGCAAGCTCGCCCTTCTCGTATTTTAAATCATCGGTCCAGGGAATACCAAAGTGCGCGTCAATCTCATCAGCGTAGGTTATCTTAGGCATAACTCCCACCTTATCTTTTCAGCCAAAGACTGTTCTTTATTTCTTTTACGCTTTTTATTTGTCCAAGATGTGCCTCGACTCCTATTGGCAACAATCCAACCGCTTGCTTTGTAAATAGTACCATCATGTACGTCAGTATCTTGATATGACAACAGGAGGTAAATATGTTTTAAGTTTTTTTTTATATATCGACGCATCCACCCAAGCATTCGGCTTGCAGTATTTTTTGGGGCATCTTCTGCAATTGCCATTCTTCTTAATTCAAGACTACTAGCACCATCTTTCAATCGATTACTAGCAATTGGACTAGACCATATAGCACTTGCGTATGCCATCATTTCATACTCTGCCAAGAAGCAAATATAATCCTTATTACGCACAACATTACTCCAATGAATTTTAGGAAACCTACTGTGCCACAAAGCATTTAGCTCACAAGCCCTATGTATGTTAGTCTTATGGAATAAAAGTTGGTGCGCAGAGGTAGGTATCGAACCTCCACTTCCATTGCGGAACAATGGTATGCTATCTCTTACATTATCTGCGCTTAAATTCATTCTTGGCATTTCTCCTCCATCGCATTTAAATAAAACCACAAATCCATGACCTCTTCGCGGCAACTGCGTAGCTTCTGCTCCAAGGTCATGCGTGATAAGCCCCTGCTCCCATCGGGATTATGCTCCCGAATACCCGCCATAAACTTCTCGCGGGCCTCCTTCGCAAAGCGTTCCAACGCTTGCTCCATGATCTCCTCATCGGTCATCCCCAAAACCCCTTCACCTTGACGCACTGATCGGGGTAGACCCGGAAGATTGGTTCTACATCCTGACTGTCCCGTGTGGCCGTGGTTCTGCCTGAATACTCAAACTTATACTCCCTGTTAAAATCCCAAACATGATAGCACAAATCATCCAAGCATCGAAAGATAAGCAGGAACTTCTTGCCCGAAGTATCATGCAACTGCTTGGCCGCCTCAATCTTCTTGTAACTGATCATAAACGGAAAGCGTCCAAAGTTCATATTTAAACACTTCACTTCCGCCCAACTAAACTTCTCCTCAAACCCAAGGCTACGAATCAAAAAATCAACCTTCCACTTGACCGGGTTCAGCTTAATAAACTCGCAATTCCATGCCTCACTCAAAAAATCAGCAACCCTTTGCTCATTAGCTAAATGCTCAGGAGTCTCGTATCTTGGACGAATCATCCCCTAGCCTGCATCTCCATGCCCACTATGATCGCCGCTTCGAGCGTTTGCGTCCCGAGTAACCGATTGATTTCCCAACCCTCGAAATCCGTTCCAACGTCTCTTGGTCGAATTTCGACGGGGGTGGCCCCAACTTTCTCAAGTCGCACCGTACATATTGAGGTACGCAACTCGGTATCGCTCGCCCGTACTTTTTCCAATAAATCGGGTTCCAACCCGGCGGGATATTCATTGCTCATAACTCGCCTTGGTCTCCATCACCTCACTCCATAAATCACAACTGCGCTTCTTTAACTCAAAACTCTCCTGCTCAAGACTGTCTATCTTCGCTTTCAAGCGCTCAACCTCCGCATTCTTCCTGTCCAACTCAGTGTACAACCTCTTCACCCATAGGGGCCAACTCTCCACCTTCTTTCCTGTTGGGCGGTAAATATTCATTCATCATCCTCCAAATCAATATCACTCTCAAACTCCACAACATCCTCATCGAAATACTCATTTAACGCATCACTCATGCACTGAAGTAATTCGTGATCCTCCAGGTCACTCTCCTCACTCCATCGATGAAGCAAAGCCTTCACCTCATGCACAACCTTCCTATTTGGTGATTCCATAATCAACCCTCCTGAAATCAAACTTCCTTTGCGGCAACCTTCGCTTTTCATCTGTGCGGATCGCGACCAGGTTACCCTCCTTATCACGGGCATACTTCCCATCCGCAGTGCGTAAAAACTCTTTGACCTGATTCTTAGACCAAAACCTATCCCATCCACGCAGGGCTTCATCACGGGTAAGAATACGCTCACGCATCAATAGGTAAGGTTCATCCCGCCAATGAAGTAATCAGGATGCGAAATTAAACGCTCAGGGATATCCAACCTTGGAACCTCCATGTATTCCCTCAGAAAAAACTCATACGCTTCCCAATCCATATTCTCTTCCGCTATTCGAATCTCCTCCAAATAAACCAATTCCAAACGCTTATTCTTCGCATCCTGAATCAATAAATCACGATCCGCCTGCGAAAGCGTGGAACATCCAACACAAAGAAGGATAAGAAAAGTAATCAATTTACTCCTCATCCTCCTCTCCATCGCGCTCCTCGCGCTCAACCGATTCACGGGCGGCCTCGATCATCCAATACAATCCACGCCTGCTGTGCCGATCCTCCCATAACTCCTCCGAGTAATTGTCTGCTAGTTCATCTTCTTCCATAAAGTTCTCCATGCTAGTTCTGCGGTTTGCGGGACAACTCCATTCCCCAGGAGCCTAAGTCTGTCCACCCGATGGGTAAGCCCATCAACTGCTCCACCCAATTCGGATTGAGCTTTGCATTTGTCTTGTTCTCTGTCGCTTTGTTGCTTAACCCCTGTTGCTTGCTGTTCTTGCTTCTTCTGTCCGAGCAATCGGGAGTCGGCCACGACCCTTGGTTCTTCCCACTCGTACTGCTCTTCTCCTGGGCGGGCGGGCCATTGTGTATCTTCGCTTCCTCCGCCAATATCTTGCCCCCCGTTCCGGGCTTGCGACTGCCGGGGTTCCCGGCTCGCGGGGTTGGCCAATTCTCCATCTGATTCAAGTCTCTCCCCAAGCACTTCTGATTGCTCTCCTTCGCAGTTCTCGCTCCCTCGATGTGGTCGCTTGCTTGAGGAGTTGCCCATGTGTCTAGTATCACTTGCCCGTTCAAGTCCACTTGCTTGCCTATCCTCTGTCTGCGTTGGTAATACTCCACACTCGATCCCATGTGATCCTTCGTACCTGACATCGGGGTTGCCCAACCTCCCAAGGATGAAGCATCGGATGCGTTGGTGAGGCGCGCCTGTTTCCTCCGCGCTGAACAATCCCCACTCCGTTCGGTAACCATCTTCTTCCAAATCGGACAGGACTCGCCATAGCCCCATCGTGGTGTGACCTCGGACATTTTCGAAAAAGCACCAAAGAGGTCTAATTGCCCGGATGTGCTTTCGGATATATGGCCATAAGTGTCTTGGGTCTTCTTCTCCTTTTCGCTTCCCTGCGCTACTGAATGGCTGACAAGGGTAGCCCCCAATGACTCCACAAATTTTTCCTCGAAAGATTGATGCAGGGAAGGTTTTAAGATCCGAGTAGATAGGTGCGTCATCCATCCTCCCTTCTTCAATCTTCGCAACCAAGTTGGCTTGGACGAAGGTTTCGATCTCCACATTGCAGACGACTCTAAGATCCACGCCCGCTCTTCTAAGTCCAAGCTCAATCCCTCCGTATCCGGTACAAAAGCTGATAATGTTTTGGGTATTATCCACATCGAACAACCTCCCAACCGCTCTCCACCTTCTTCAGCTTAACTGTATCCCCAATAAAATAACTATTCGGTTTCGCACGGAACCATCCATGACTCCCATCAGGGAACTCAACATCATATCGAAAAGGATTCCTCGGCTTCAAATATACCCGCCCCAATAACTCCTCCGCTTCCTCCACCCGCTTCTCAACCTCGCGCACCGGAGCAACCACATCCTCAATCATCTCACCAACCTGGTCCAACTCACTCATCTGCTCACGCTCACCGCGTAACCGGGCAATCTCCGCCTCCATCTTCTTGCTCACCCGATTGCCATAGATGCAAACACGCATAGTCGCTTTCTT